CACTGGTCGTGGATCCCAACAATCGGTCTTTGTCGTAACACCAATGCTAGTCCACACTTCAGCAATGCCCCTTGCCTCAAACCAGTCAATTATCGATTCACAAACAGAGAAAGTATTATCATCCCCATTTAGAATCATTTCCACATGATCATGGAAAAATTTGTATGAGAGTTTCTGAGCACACAAAGTCTCATATTCCCTCTCCAAAACACCATCACCGTAACCCACACGGCCATCCAACTGCATACGCAGATTTTCGAGCTTGTCATCATATTCCTTAATGGAAGAGACACACATCTTCTTCTTCCAAAGTACTATAAATGCATAACAAAGCAAACGATATAGGATCATAGTATTATCCACAATGGTATTCCCTTGTCCAGATGGATTACCAGTGTTTTTTACAACCACGTCACCCTTAGGCGTGACCATAATACTATTGATAATGTCATAATACAAATTGTGCATAGCCTGCAAATTTTCTTCAGACTTGTGCTTGAGAAACTCACATCTCAGCACGCACTGACCCCACAGAAGCCGTCGAAACAGAGAAGCATCAAAATCGCTCTCGTCCAACGCAAAACCCCTGGCGAATCGTAATAGTTTACGTATAGCCTTATTCCAACCCCCCCGAAATTTTGTTGCTCCAACAAACGAGGCGGTTCTCAAAGCGCTTCTATAAAATTTTTCGTTCATGTCAAGACACAATTGGGAATTAGCAATTGAATGATGAACGGAAGAAGCCGTAAAAGAACGAATCTTATTCTCCTTAAGTTTTTCCAACGATCGAAGCTCATGCTTATCATTCAGACTCCAAAACGTTGGTATGGGATCTTTTGATCGTAGATGTCGCCAATAATCATCATGAATTGGCGGAAACTCTGGGGAGGCCAAATATGGTCCTTTAGTTGGGTATTTATCCTTAATCCCAAAACCCGGAGAGGTAGTCTTTGCAGCATTACACACAGCCACATCCCGATCAACTACCAATGATCCCATCATCGAGGGTCCGAAGTGCTGTCCAGTCCATTTTAATGACAACTCCATCGCTTCTTCATCCACCTCGGGTTGGTATTTCTCATACTTCGATGAGCTTTTAAAATTTGACTCAGCATTAGGCACACACTGATCATATTTTTGCTCCCACGAATAATCACGACACGCACGCCAAGCGGCTACATTCGGATCAGCGAAAGTTTCACGTCCATAACGTGGCTGTCGCATATGAGTCCTACCAATATATTTACACACCCCTTTCAAGTAGTATTTTTGAAACTCCTCCGAAGGCACAGCACCGTATCTTATACCACGGTACCAAGGCTGCCAGCATGCACGCCAGAACACATCAGCTTTGGCTACTCGCTGTGCTGGAGTTAAGAGTTTAAATGCTTTACTTTACTTGGGAT